AGGAAGGGAGAAGATGAGAAGAATAGAGGAAAAGCATGATAATTAATTTTTCAAATCAGCGCATGATCCTGTTCATACTATTATTGGTTGATTTAAACAGTTTACTCTGTTAGATTAAGAAGAGTTTTTGGAATCCCACCAAGGTTTGCTAGACCTCTTCAACCGTGTAGCTCATCATACAAGTATGTCTAAGATTTATACCCTTAGATTTAAAGTGCTGCCTTGCACTATTAATGTTATAATCTTGATCAACATTTAGGAGCTCTGCAATACTGTTGCAATCAGTTTTCTCATATGAGAATATCCTCAAGTTTGTATAACCTATTAAAGTTATACCTTATTGGCTGTTTCTTTGTTATAATTATTGTTTATAATAAATAGTACAATGAGTGATGAGCAAACTACTCTCACAATGATGACTCTTGGGTTCCCCCTTAGATATTCATTAACCTTATGCAGATGATAAATCTTTATATTCATAATCAATTAACAGTGATTAGCTGCCAATATCATACATCATATAGCTCTGTTAAGAACTTCATAAGTTGTCAGGACTCTGAGAATGCCCTATAACATTAATGATCTCCAAAGTAAGTTAATTAAAATTACTTTGTTCATCATACTCTAACTGATACACTACATAAGATCATACAGTCATTTAACTATACAATCACCCATCACAGGCCAGTCAGATGCACTAGCCCCTTTGAAAAAGACTTATTGTGCGACACTCAGGATACGTTGGTAGCTAGCCGTTGTATCCCTTGTACTATTAAGTTTGAACAGTTTGTCTTCTTGTTCAGGAATACGTAGAATATCACTACCTTTCGTGGAGATGCTCAGAATTGAACTGAGATACTACATAGTACCACAAGTGGTCTTCTATGTAGGCAATACCTTTCATCCCCAAATATGATTTAAACTATTAATAGCATCAAGTACTTGATTATATGCATTTCTTTTTCCTTCATCTATATATATTTCTTGACCCATCATATGCTCAATGTTTTTATTATCTATTTCATCTATTCTTTCTTTAACTATTTCTTTTATTCTATTAATTTTATAATATTTTTCCATGTCATTTAATTTAAGTGAGATCATACTTTCAACGTAGTATGTGAACGTTAAATTTAAATAACTAGTCTATGACATTACATAGTAAAAAGGCAATCTTAACGTTTCTGAGCATACAGTAGTTATCTGCAGTCTGGCTGTACTCTAAGTCACCTGGTAGGTTTCAGTGTTGCTACTTACCTAGTTATTTTAAATGTTGCGGTTACTATCTCTATTATCCTATAGAGAGAGAACAATAGACTATAACCAGAGTTATGATAAACATGGACTCAAGATTTGCAACTCAAGAGTCAATCACTGTATCAATACCCCATTGAAGGTTTATGCTCTAGTTATAGCTATATTATATATTATGGTATTAACCATAACATTATTTCTTTTAAAGTGGTATAATGTGGGATTATTGACCACCCTTTTAAAGATTCACACACAAAAAAATAAAATTAACCACACAATTAACAGCTAATCTACTATAATTAATAGATTAACTGTATAATTGGTTAGATGTCTATCTGTTTCATGATAAATCTAGTAAATGTTACGCGGATTTTATACCACTAGAAAGATAAGATGTCAAGACATTATATCAGCCTAAAACCAAGAGTCTGCTTTCACCTAGACTCTGGGTTTGCTTACTTGAGTAACAGACCATAAGCTGGGTCCGAAGGAAGCACTAGCGGCAGCTAGTCTTCTACTGAGACCTTGACGTAAGGCTCTGCCCAGTTCAAGCCTGTTGGCTCTCCGGTCTTCTGATCAATGACCGGTTGGCCACTATCACAGATACCTTCAAGAACCTGATTAGGCTTAAACTCATACATACGCGGGTCAATGGTGTTACCATTAGCGTCAGTAATTATCAGAAGACAAAACTGAGCGTTCCCTTGGGTACGCGTGTGAGCAGTCTTACCATTTAAGGTAAGTTCCTTACGTTCAATGCACTCAGTCTTGCAGATGACACTGTTAAGGTTATTACCTTCACTGTCAACTGCATACTTATGGAAGAATAAGTCTTTCATAGTATACTGGTTAATTAAACGTGGTTAATTACAGGGGGTACTCCCCAACCAAAATCTAGGAGGGGAGCGGAACTATAGGACCCCACAAGAACTTAATACATACAAAATTTCTATTTGGGGAGGAAATTTCTTATATTATATAGTAGGGGGGATTGAGTATACAGCCCCATCCTTTACAAAAAGGCTTGTGCAGTTGCACATTCATCCCTATATAAATACACCAAAGTATATTAATTATTACTTATTGGGTGAAGATAAATGTCGTATGTATATATAATGGTCGTGTTTATTATGTTTAGGTTGGGGACAGGTGTTTAGAAATAGATACGTCCCTTTATGTTAAATTTTTAAATTTTTTATGTTATGGCACAATTTGATACAATGGTCGCTGCAGAACCTTATTTATATTTTAGATCCGCAGCAGATAATGACATCATAGTTCAAGCTAAAAAGCTTACATCAGTGGCAGCAACGTCAGGTACTAATATTAGAATGACGTTTACTGGTAATGATTATGCTCAAGCTGACTATGGTGCAGATGATGAATCTTGGGGAACCAAAAGACACGTGTATGTTAATCTTACACATGCTGGAGGTGCAAGCTTTGAGAAAGACTTTATGAAGTCTCTTGTAGCTGCAATCAACTCACCAATTACTGTTGGTGATCCAAATGCTAAATATGACAGAGGTTTTATTGTTGTTTATGATGCGGTAGATACTGGTAGTAATTTTGCTGGTATAACTGCATGTGCAGCAACTACTGACGGATAGTATTTTTTTTTTGAAGATTATGGGGACCTCTGTTGGTCGGGCCCAATCTTGTTATCACATAGCAACAAGTCCTCACTCTTCATTTATTTTTTATATATTAGCAAAAATTTTAAATAATATGAGTGATCAAGAACATAATGAAGAACGTCTTCCTGAATTAAGCGAAGCAGAAAAATATGAAATGGAACAAATGATGGTCCAGAAAGCGTTTGAAAATTCGTATAAAGTTGTAACTAAAAAAACAACTTTTGAAGAATTGATGAATGTTAAAAGTGCTTTTGGTCAACAAGCAATATTAATTTATGATCCAGGTGATGGTTGGGATGAACAAGTCGTAGAGGATCTAATTCATTATTTTGAAGATGAAGAGGAGTATGAGAAGTGTGCAGAATTAAAAAAAATATTAGATAATTATGTATAATTATAATGCAAAATGTATCAGAGTAGTGGATGGTGACACTATTGATGCAGAAATAGATCTTGGCTTTGATGTTAAGATTAAAAAAAGAATAAGACTTGCTGGCATTAATGCACCAGAGTCTAGAACTAGAAATAAGGTTGAAAAGAAATTAGGATTGGCTGCAAAAGAAAGATTAATTGAAATGTTAGATGGAGCTGCTAATCACTTTGAATTAGAATCACAAGAACTTGGTAAGTATGGTAGAGTTCTTGGTAGATTACTAATAGATAAAATTGCAGGAAAAGATGTAATAACAAAAGTTTGCGTAAATGATTGTCTCGTACAAGAAGGTCATGCCGTAGAATATAACGGAGGTAAACGTAAAAGTATATAATATATGAGTACACCTTATAAGTCAAAAAGAAAAAGATCAACAGGTAAAGGAATAGCTAGATCATATCCTAGAGATAGATCAAAAAAATCTACTCTTAGAAGAGATCCTGTTTGTTTAGGTGAAAATTCACATATGGGAATTTGTATTGGTATGCTGAGTAAAGCTAAAAAACTTAAAATAAAAAGAACAGGTAAAAAATATCATAGAAAATTTTTACAGATTTTAGTTAACTTACTAAAAAGAAATTATAATTGGCATACTGCAATGACAATGACAAGATACTTTAATATTAAAGAACTTAATAAAAAAATAAACCCTATGTTTAATAGTAGAGATATAAATGGTGATATAACTAGTGAAAAAAGAATAAGAATCCCAACAGTTACTGGGAGAAAACCTAAAGGAAGAAAAAGAAGAATAAAAGTAAGATAAACAATGAATATATTTAAAGATAATAATGATTGGAATGAAAAATCAATCATAGGCTTTGTAGCCTTTGTAATAATGTGTGTAATAATGATGGCTGATCTAGCAACTGGCTGGTATGGTTATGATTTAGTAATAAACGAGTTTGTATATGATTCATTTGTATGGGTTGTATTAGGATGCTTTGGTATTAGTGGTATTGAAAAATTTGCTAAGAAGTAATGAATCAAGATTTAATAAATCAATATATAGCACTTATGATTCAGGGTTTACCCGCACCTGAAGATTATAGTGAACCTGAGTGGCAAGAAGCTTTTAATCAAGCTTATAATGACATGGGTGGATTTAATGATGGATACAATACAGAACTTAATGAAATACCTCAAGCAGTAGCTCAATATATACCAGAAACTTTTTTCTTTGCAACAACAAGTACAACTAATGAAAATTGTGATTGTTGGGCAAATGGAACAGATTATTTAACAGAAGGTTGGAAAGGTAATCCTAATTGTTGTTATGGTTGTACAAATCCTTCTGATTGGAATTATAATTCTGCATATACATGTCATATAGAAGAAGCTTGTAAACTTGATCCTAATAATATAGCATATGCATGGGAAGGTCCAAATCCCACTGAAGTTAGCCCTGTTTTAGATATTATAGGTTGTTATGATATTGATGGTGAACCTATGGGAATACCAGGATCTGTAACTCCATGTCCAGATTGTTAAAAAATAAAAAATATGAAATGGATAGGAAAACATCCTGTATTTAGTGATCTTTTAATTGGAGGAGTTCTTCTTACACCTCCAGATAATCAATACTCTTATGAATTAACCTTACCTAATGATGATGGTACTGCAGGACAAGTACTAACTACTGATGGTAATGGTGTTTTAACTTGGACTACTAATGCTTCAGGTAGTGGTACTGTAACTTCTATAACACCTGCAGCAGATTCTGGATCAGGTACAGCAATTACAAGTTCAGGAACATTTACATTTACTGGGGGTACAAATGTAACAACAGCTGTTTCAGGTAGAACAGTTACTATTAATGCTACAGATACTAATACTACATATTCAGCTGGAGATGGTTTAGATCTTTCTGGTACTACATTTAGTGCAGATATTAAAGCAGATAGTGGAATAGTTATAGATTCTACAGAATTATCAATGGATTTAGGAGCTTCTAGTATTACAGGAACATTAGCAGTAGGTGATGGAGGAACAGGAGCAACTTCTTTAACTGATAATGCTATATTATCTGGAACTGGTAGTAGTGCTATCACAGCTGAAGATACAAGTATATCAAGTGGTATAATTTCACGTTCTGGAACTATAGAATTAGCTGGAACAACAGTTACATTAGATTCTGCGGCAAATATACAATTAGAGGTAGGAGCTGCAACTAATTATGTAAATACAACGGGGTTATATAGAGGTGGTAATATAGGAGATATACAATATGTGAGTAGTGTATATTATATTCCTATTACTGCCACTGATTTTCAAGGAATGTCAGATGCTAGAGGGGCGTGTGCATGGGGTATGGAAGGTTTAAGTGGAGGTGAATGGGCTTCTCATAGTGGCCAATCAGGTTTTATAGAGAAAGTTATACCTCTTGGATTTACTGCCACTAGTTGTGTTATATATGGAGATACTGGAACTAATACATTTCAACCATTTGAAAGTGCATTAAATGCATCAACAGTAACATCTAGAGGAAGTGCTACTGCAGTAGGTAGTGTTTGTACTTTTTCTTCAAATGTTGTTGGAGATGGAACAAAAACTATTTCAATAAAATTAATTGTAGGTGAATCAAGAGATTTCTTTTTTGGAGGTAAACTAATTCTTATAAAGACTTAAAATTATGATATATAATATAAAACAGAATCATACAGGTAATACAGATAACCAATTAATAGGACATGCTAGAACAAATAATGGATTTACCTATAAAGTACATTCTTGTAAAATAAGTAATATAGATACAACTGATATATATGTTACTATCAAATTACATAGTTCAACAACTACAGTAGAAATATTAAAAAGTTTTTTAATAAAAAAAGGATATACTGTAGATCTATTTGATACACCGTTTGAATATCCAGATGAATATGATCTTTTATTAGCATTAGATAATTCTGCATATGCTGTTAGCTGGATTACAAAGACTGAATTATCAAATCAAAATGCTAATATAGAATCTTAAAAAATAAATTTTTTCAATAAACTTCTTTTATTTAAACTTTTTTTATATATTTGCCTAGTTATTAATTTTAAAATTTAAAAATCATGGCGGATAAAAAAGAAAATCCAAAAGAAGCAGTTGAACTTTCACAAGAAGAGTTAACTGCAAAAAGGGATGAGATCACAAATTATTATTCTGATCATATTCCACATTTAAAAACTCAATTAGAGTATGAAAATTTACTTAAAGACATTGAAAAGTGTCGTGCTGAAAGAATGCAAGCACAAGCTTTTATGACTAAAATGGCAGCTACACCACCTGAAGGTGTAAAGGCTCCTGCTCCTCCTACACCAAATATGGAATCACGTGTAACTAAACTAGAGCCTGCTAAACCTGAAAGTAAAAAAAGAACTCTAAAAAAAACTGAAAGTAATGATTAAAGAAATTAAAGTTACAAGAGAACAGATAGAGCAGACTATAAAGCAGATGACTGATTATGCATGGTTTGAAAAAGGTGATTATAACCTTAACATTGTAGGAATTAGAAATTCTGAGTCTGGCACTGAAGTTACTAACAGATTTGATGATAAGATAACTTTATCATATAAGACAGGAACTGATAAAAATGGCAAAGGTGGTACATGGCATTTTCATTGTTATGATTGTACTACAGATCCAGGAACTCATTGGGTAGAAAATATAATGAGAAAAGAGGGTGTAGCTATACTTAAACCTGGTCAATATAAAGGAAGTCATATTATTAGAAAACACCAAGGTAGATATGAAGCATTAGGACAAGATAGACCTGTTTCAGTATATAGAGATGATAACCGTGATCAATGGTATAATCTTTATGAAGAATCTGTACAAACTGGTTTATTTGGAATTAATATTCATAGAGCCACTAAATATGCTAATAAAAAATCTACGCAAGTAGATAAATGGTCAGCAGGTTGCCAAGTAATTGCAGCTAATAATGACTGGAGAGAATTTATGAGTATATGTAGAAAAGCTAGAAATACTTGGGGAAATAGATTTACTTATACATTACTAGAAAGTAATAAAATATTAACTTCATGGCTATAGTTAATAAAGTAAATAAGAAAGTTAAGATGAGTAAGGATGATGTTATTAAATATCAAATCCTTACTCATTGCTTTCTAAATGATATACAAATAAGTAATTCAGATCTTGAATGTTTATCTGAATTAGCAAAATGTGGAACTAAAGAGTTAACATTATTTTGTGAAGATATATCAAAAAAAGGAATTTTTAAAAGTGCACAATCTTGTAGAAATGCCTTAACAAAAGCAGAAAAGAAAAAATTAATTATTAAAAACGGATCTAATAAAAAAACCATTAGTATAAATGTTGATATGAATGTTCAAACAGAAGGAACTATTTTATTAGATTATAAAATTTTAGGAGTTGAAGCCTAAGAATCATAAATCTTTTTTTAAAGATGTTGCAGAAGAGATAGATGTACATAAAGATGTAGTTGATGATTTAGTAACATTTTATTATGGTAAGCTAAGGAAAAGTTTATCTGATTTAAAAGATACACACATTAATGTTGCAGGATTAGGAACTTTTATATTAAGAAAAAAAAGATTAGAAAAAAATATAAAAAAGAACAAAGATATAATAGGTAATCTTGAAAAAATGACATATAAAGGATATGATAAATATGTACCTGTTAAAAATAAATTAAAGCAAATGGAAAATGCTTTAAATATGTTAAATAAAAAAATACAACAAAAAAAAGACTTTAAAAATGAAGTGGAATAAAATTATTGGAGCCTTCAATAATATGGATAAAATTATGGAGGGTGTAAAAAATAAAATTTTTAAAAAGGATGATGTTGAACAAATTGCAGATATTAGATGGATGCAATGTTTAAATTGTCCTTCATTAGATGAAAAAGGAGATAAGTGTGCAGTACCTACTACACAACCATGTTGTGCAGATTGTGGATGTAGTTTAGGTCTTAAATTAAGAGCTTTATCATCTAGTTGTCCAAAAGGACGTTGGACAGCTGTTGTTAATAAGGAGGGAGAAAAAAAGATTAAACAACAAATCTTAGAAAGCAGAAATGAAAAAATAAAAGAGAAAAATAAAAACAAAAAAGATGCCAGTAATATTTAAATCAGATGGTCATGTTTATGAAACACTTGATGAAAATCTTGAAAAAGATCAAATTAAGTGGACAAGTGTTACATCATTTGTAGGTATGTTTAAACCTAAATTTGATGCAGAAGCACAATCAAAAAAATCATCTAAAAATAAAAGATCTAAATGGTATAAAATACCTCCAAAAGAAATATTAGAAATTTGGAATAAAGAATCTGAAAGAGCTATTAAATTAGGTAATTGGTATCATGATGAAAGAGAAAAAAGATTATTAGAGTTTTCTACAATAGAAAGAGATGGTGTAGAAGTTCCAATAATAGAACCTATTACTGATAAAAACGGAATTAAAATTGCACCAGAACAAAAATTAAAAGATGGTGTTTATCCAGAACATTTTGTTTATTTAAAATCTGCTGGTTTATGTGGACAAGCAGATCTTGTTAGTATAGTAAATGGTAAAATAAATATTCTTGATTATAAAACTAATAAAGAAATAAAGAAAAAAGGATTTAAAAATTGGGAAGGTATTGTTTCTAAAATGTATAATCCTGTTAGTCATTTAGATGATTGTAATCTTAAACATTATAACTTACAATTAAGTTTATATGCTTATATTATTAAAAAACATAATCCTAAACTTAAAGTTGGAGATTTAAAAATACAACATGTAATATTTGAAGAAGAGGGTAAAGATAAATATGGATATCCTATAAGTAAATATGTAAATGGAGAACCTGTTGTAAAAGAAGTAATTATATATGAATTACCATATTTAAAAGATGAAATACAAAGTCTTATGATGTGGTTAAAAGATAATCCAATATGTTAGTAAAATTATTTGATATACAAAATGGTAAAGTTGTTCCTAGTGAACATTGTTATACATTAAAGTCTTTAAAGAAAATAATGGATAAATATCCAGATACATATTTATCTGTATATCAATATATATTTTATATGACATGTCCAGATCCAGATATGAATCCTTTTTTCAATATGCCTGAGCATGAAAAAGAAGATATGATTATAGAAGAGATAGAATTAGAAGAATCTACAGAAGATGGAGAAATAAGACAAGCTCTTGATATTTGTAAAGATATGTATCAAACTCCTACCTATAGAGCATATAAAGGAATTAAAACAATGCTTGATAGATTAGCTAGATATATGGAAACCACATCTATTGAACATGGTAGAGATGGAAATTTAACTTCATTAGTAAATACTGCTGCTAAGTTTGATCAAATTAGACAATCATTTAAAGGAGCATATACTGATATGAAAAATGAACAACAAAGCTCTGTCCGTGGTGGACAGGGATTAGCTTATGATCAACTATAAATTTAAAAACTATGATAAAAGAAAATATTGAAAATTATGAAGTAATACCTATTGGTAAAAGAATTTTAATTAAACCAGTAGAAAAAGTAGAACAAACAAATTCAGGAATTATACTTCCTGATTCTCAAGTACAACAAAAACCTCAAGGTACTGTAGTTGCTGCAGGACCTGATGTAGAAGGTATTGAAGTTGGAGATTTTATACAATGGGTTATAAACATGTCTATTGAAGATAAAGAATTTATACATCAGGGTGAAAAGCATATATTATTACATACTGATGCTGTAGTATGTAAATTAAAGCATGTATAAAAAAATTCCTACATATAAAGATGATAAATGGGATTATAAGGAATTTGAAACAAAAGAAGATTTTACTAATTTTATTTTAACACTTTTTAAAGAACCAGGGCAGTATCAATTTGATGAGACTGCCTTGTTATTTAATGAGCAAGCTAATATATTTAATGATCAAGGGTTTTATTGTAATAAACCTTTTAGATCTAAAGATTATATTAAATATTGGAATCTTGAAAAAGAAAAATGTAGAGAAGGTGCAATATTCTATGGTGAAAAAAATATATTTTATCTTACAAGAGATTATTACATGTGGTTAAATTTCTTACCTATTTTTGATAAAGAAGAAAAACATTATGGATTTGCTAAAGTAAGAGATGCTCAATATCATATGGCATTATATGAATTATTAGCAGAATTACATCATAGACATGCAGCTATTCTTAAAAAACGTCAAATAGCTTCATCCTATTTTCATATGGCTAAATGCTTAAACCAATTTTGGTTTGAAGAAGGGTCTATTTGTAAAATAGGTGCATCACTTAAAGATTATATAAATGATAAAGGATCTTGGAAATTTTTAGATGAATATAAAACTTTTCTTAATGAACATACTGCTTGGTATAGACCTTGTACTCCAGAAAAAGTTTTATTATGGGAACAAAAGATTGAGGTTAGAATAAATAATAGAAAGACTAATAAAGGTCTTATGTCTAAAATACAAGGTGCTTCCTTTGAGAAAAATCCAACTACTGGTGTTGGTGGACCATGTACTTACTTCTTTCATGAAGAAGCTGGTATTGCTCCAAAGATGGATCAAACATTTGAATATATTAGACCAGCAATGACATCAGGTATGATGACTACAGGTATGTTTATTGCGGCAGGATCAGTGGGTGATCTTGATCAATGTGAGCCATTAAAACAAATGATATTAAATCCACAAGGAAATGATATATATGCTGTAGAAACAAATTTAATGGATGATAAAGGAACCATAGGTGCTTGTGGATTATTTATTCCAGAGCAATGGTCTATGCCTCCTCATATTGATAAATATGGTAATACATTAATTGAGCAAGCTTTAAATGCTATAAAAGAAGAAAGAGCTCAATGGAAAAAAGATTTAACTCCAGAACAGTATCAATTAAGAATATCTCAAAAACCAATAGATATTGCTGAAGCATTTGCTTATAGAAAAGAGGCAATATTTCCACAAGCTGTAATATCTAAACAACTTAGAAGAATTGATGAAAAAGAATACGCATATGAATTTGTAAAACTTGAAAGAACTAGTAGTGGGATTAAAGCAAGTAAAACAAGTAAACTTCCTATATCTACATTTCCTGTAAATAAAAAAATGGAAGATAAAACTGGATCATTAGTTGTATGGGAAAAGCCTGTAAAAAATCCAAGCTTTAGCATGTACTATGCATCTATTGACCCTGTATCAGAAGGTAAAACAACTACATCAGATTCTTTATGTAGTATATTTGTTTATAAAAATCCAATAGAAGTAACTAGACAAACTAAAGAAGGGTTAGAAACATTTATAGAAGGTGATAAAATTGTAGCTTCTTGGTGTGGTAGATATGATGATATAAATAAAACACATGAACAACTAGAACTTATAATAGAATGGTATAATGCTTGGACATTAGTTGAAAATAATATATCTCTTTTTATTCAACATATGATAGCTAGAAAAAAACAAAAATATTTAGTACCAAAACAACAAATAGTATTTCTAAAAGATCTTGGATCAAATAATAATGTATTTCAAGAATATGGATGGAAAAATACAGGAGTATTATTTAAAAATCATCTTGTTTCATACGCTATAGAATTTGTTAGAGAAGAGATATATCAGGACACAGATGAACATGGAAACATAATAAAAACAACATTAGGAGTTGAAAGAATTCCTGACAAAATGTTATTAACAGAAATGATGCAATATTTCCCAGGATTGAATGTAGATAGACTTGTAGCATTTTCTGCATTAATAGCATTTGCAAGATTACAACAAGCTAATAGAGGTTATTTAAAGCGTAAAGAAGAAGATAAGTCTAAGGATAGCTTGGAAAAATCACAAAAAATGTATAAATTATCTAGTAGGCCTTTTAAAAATTTAGGAAGAAGTAAAAGACTTGGAAAAACTAAATTTAAAAAGTCTCCATTTAAAAACATAAAATAAATGAGTAAATATTGGACAACCACTTCAACAGGATATATATCAAACTGGACAACTACATCATCTTATGGAAAGGTATCTATTAAATATACAATAAATAAAAAATAATATGAGAGTACTTAATGCCTTACAAATGAAAAAAGGTGCTAAGGCTGATAGCAAGGATTATCCTTCTACAGCTAGTTTGACGCAACCTGTACAGTTTTTACCAGCTAAGAAAAAAGATGATTCTTGGGCGGCTTGGAATTTAGACTGGTTAGAATTAGAAGGTATGGAGTATTTAAGAAAAACTTCTAGAAAAGTTCTTAAAAATTATAAATTAGCAAAAGGTATTATTGATAAAACTGATTATATAGTTGAAGAAGATAATGATTATAAAGATCTTATGGATGTATTAACTAAATCAGATGATTCTGCTTTAGAACTTAAATTCTATCCTATTATACCAAATGTAATAAATGTTCTTACAGGAGAATTTTCTAAAAGATTTACAAAAGTACAATTTAGAGCTGTTGATGATTTGTCATATAATGAGATGCTTGAATCAAAAAGAAAAATGGTTGAAGATACTCTTTTAGCAGATGCTAAGGCAAAGGTAACAATGAGGATGGTTAAGATGGGTATGGATCCTAAATCTAAAGAAGCTAAAGAACATCTTGATCCTAATAAGCTTAAAACACTTCCAGAAATAGAAGATTTCTTTTCTAAAGATTATAGAAGTATGGTTGAAGAATGGGCTTCTCACCAATTAACAGTTGATGAAGAAAGATTTAAAATGTATGAACTAGAAGAAAGAGGTTTTAGGGATATGCTTATTTGTGATAGAGAATTCTGGCATTTTAAAATGATGGAAGATGATTATCATGTTGAATTATGGAATCCAGCTTTAACATTTTATCAAAAGTCTCCTGATGCTAGATATATATCAGATTCTAATTATGTTGGTAAATGTGAAATGATGACAGTTTCTGATGTTGTAGATTCATTTGGATATCTTATGACTGAAAAACAATTAAGTTCATTAGAAAAGATTTATCCTGCTAAAAATGTAAAGTATAATATACAAGGTTATCAAAATGATGGAACATTTTATGATCCTACTAGATCACACAAATGGAATACAGATATGCCTTCATTAGGTTATAGACAATTTGTTAGTAATTGGCAAAATTCACCTGATGCAGGTAATGATATAGTTAAATGGATTTTAAATGAAGGTGAAGATGTAGCATTATGGGGTGAAAGAAATATGTTAAGAGTTACAACAGCTTATTGGAAAACACAAAGAAAAGTTGGACATTTAACACGTGTAATGGAAAATGGAAAAGTTATTCAAAAAGTTGTTGATGAAAACTTTAAACTTTCAGAAAAACCTGTTTATAATACAAATTTATTTAAAGATAAAACAAGAGATAATCTTGCATATGGAGAACATATAGACTGGATATGGATTAATGAAGTATGGGGAGGTGTTAAAATTGGACCTAATATGCCAGCAACATGGAGACAAACAGCAACAGAATTAAATCCAATATATGTTGGTATTAATGCAACTAAACCTGGTAGACTTCAATTTCAATTTAAAGGAGAAAATTCTTTATACGGATGTAAACTTCCAGTAGAAGGTAGAGTATTCTCTGATAGAAATACTAGATCTACTTCACTTGTTGATCTTATGAAAGCATATCAAGTTGGTTATAATATGGTAAATAATCAGATAGCTGATATACTTGTAGATGAACTTGGTACTGTAATTATGTTTGATCAA